TAAAATTTTTAAATGTTCATTAACTAGGTACTAAATAATTGTACAGGAGATACACATGTTTAAAGCACTCAAAGAATTCTTTTTTGGCAAACCAGCAGCACCTCAAGCCGAAGCACCTTATAAGGTTGAAGCACCGAGCCCAGCGTTAACAATTGCACAAGCACCAGAAACTGCTGCTTATACTGCCCCAGTAGTTGAAGCTACTCCAGTAGTCGAAGAAGCTGCTGCTCCAGCAGAAGTTAAACCTGCTAAAAAACCACGTGCAAAAAAGCCTGCGGAAGCAAAACCAGTTGCTCCACGCAAGCCACGTGCTAAGAAAACACCTACTGCTTAAACTAAGCTAGCAACAACTAAATAAAGGTGTAGTTCGCGGGCGGCAACCCCAACTACACTAACGCTTATAAGGAGCATCAGCAATGACTATTTATTTGTACGTCAAGACCCATCGCAAAACTGGCCTAAAATATTTAGGCAAAACTACATCTCTGGATCCATATTCCTATCATGGCTCTGGAGGTATTTGGAAAAAACATCTTAAAGAACACGGAATCGATTACGATACTGAAATTATTCGAGAATGCCAAACTAATCAAGAATTGTCCCAATGGGGAAGATATTATAGCGAATTATGGAATGTAGTTGCTAGCTCTGATTGGGCTAATCAAATTCCCGAAACTGGTGGCGGTCATTGCGGACCTGATGCGGCTAGAAAAATATCTGCGACATTAAAAGGCAGAAAGAAACCTCCAAGAACTAACGAACATAAACAAAATTTAAGTAAGTCTACTAAAGGTATCTCCAGACCGAGATCTGCTCAACATCAAGAATCATGGATAGAATCTTCCAAAGCCAACTGGGCAAATAATTTGGAAAGAAAAAAGAAAGTTTCCGAATTAGGAAAATCTAATAAAGGTAGAAAACATATGCCCGAAGCCTTGGAAAAGAAAAGACAAGCGATGATAGAATACTGGAAACTTAAAAAATCCCAAGATTCTTAGCATGATTAGAAAGAGAAAAACTTGCAAGATTTTTTCCTTTTGACTCTGCCATAATATCAAATTGATCTAAGAACCCTAAAGCCCACTGATTCACTGCTGAATTCCAGTAGAAATCACTGTGTGCTCGTAGCTTTTGTTTTTTATGTCCGGCTTCTAGAAGCAATTCAAAGGACGGAAGAATATTTCTATCATGTCCTGCCAGCCAGTCCTCCCTTGAAACGCTATAATGGCAAGTAGGCCGAATGCCACGCCAGCTGTCAATAACCCGTTTGACTCGGTCATCATCTCTCGAAATGTATTCGCCTGTACGTACCCAATGGTGATGCAAATCAAGCACAATAGGAACAACGTCGCTGATAGATAAAGCATCTTCTAACCCCCATGCATTTTCTTCGTTTTCAATAGTGATGGTGTTTCGGGCTTCCGTACTGAGGCGACCCATGACACGCCTAATGCCTTCTGGCCCTTGCCGCCCAGCAATATGCACGTTGATCTTGAAGTCTTGGAACTTTTGGCCGTAGCCCATCCATCGAGCCATGTCTGCATGATATTCAAACTCCTCTATTGATCTAAAAACAATGTCGTCACTATCCGAAGCCAGAACGCAGAACTGACCAGGATGAAAGCTAAGACGCACCCCACGCTCACGAGCCAGCAGGCCAACTTTAGCAAATGCCCTTTCAGCGTAAAGCCTAACGTCAGACTGACGCCAAAAATAACTCCAATTCCGCTCAGTATACACTGGTAATATATCACTACTAATACGAACCATGCGAAGGTGCTCATCTTGTTCACTTACCCTTTTAACTAATTGATATGTAGACTCAATGTTTTGTCGCATCAAATCCCACAGTTTTTCTTCAGCAACTGATTGACTTTGGCGATTAAGCCAAGCTACAGTAGTGCCACCGGTATTATACTTCTTAGCATCGTCCTTAGGTTTGATGCCATTTACTTGATCTGGACGGTCAATCCATTTACAAGCAAAACCTATTTTACCCTTCATAGGGATCCTTTAAGTCGTGAGCGAAAATAAAATAAAACCAAGTACGATCTTTCTCTTCGGCAAATTCAAACTTTATTTCTCTTGCTCCTTCAAAATCCCAACGATCACCACGATCACCTAAGTTTTCGCGACAATAGCGTATCATTTTAATAGCAAGTCGTTGATCTCGAATCGGTTTGGAATATAGCTTGGAAGAGTTTCTCATTGTGCTAATAATTGTAGCACATTCTCCAGAGTATCGCAAGTAAGATTGGTAAGGTCTCGATAACTTTTATCAAATTCTTCAGGATGATCTAATAACACATACTGAGCACTATTGCTGGCTATTAGGCTGTGTATTAACCCGTAATAATTTTTAATCTTGTGTAATTCAAATCGATCACCAGGATCTACAATCGGTGGTAATTGAAATCCGGCCAATAAAACTAAATCGCTATCAGCAGAAGCTAAATGCATAGCAACGATATCTTCAATATTGTCAACTTCTAAATTATATGATCCGCTGTATAATTTAACTTGGTTCGGTCTATTAAGTTCTTGATAGTTGTTTTCGGGTATGTAAAAATTACAGCCTTCTTGAAATTTACGTTTGATTAACTCTTTAGATTTTGATAAGTTGTGACAAACAACATTATCAGTGCCACAACCACGCCAGGTGGACCAGGAACCCCAAAAAGGTCCTATCTTTTTAAGTACTTCTATATCAACTGCAGGATCAAATTGATATCCAGAGGCCAACACCCAATTGATTCTCATCACGCACCTTTAAGTGGTTGCCATTGGAATGAACCTAAACAAACCCAACCAAAAGGACTACCTGGTTGCGGGTCTGAGTTGAATACAAAATCCCCTCGGGTACCGGCATAACCAGGTACTGCTGGAGCAAATCCTAACTTAAATCGATCAACTTGTAGCTGTTTAACTACAGTAAGTCCTGTTGGATCGATTGTAATTTGAGGTATTCGGTTGATACCAATCGCTAAAGATTGAGATCTTGCTGTTCCTATATAGGCAGTTTGATTAGCCAGTTTACCGGCAATAACACTTACTTCTTCGTCCCAGACACTTAATGCCATTTCGGGACTTTCGGTGTTGATACCGACTCTTCGAGCGTTTACATTTAGCGTATCATTTAGTTTGGTAAATCCACCTACTGTAAGTTTTTCTAATACACCTGTTGTTTGGATATTAGAGGAAACTATATCAGGATTTAATGTTCCGTCTTTAACCAATGGCGCACCGTTAAGCATGACATGATCAAAATCGATTCCGTCAGTTTTAGCTAACTCTAATACTTCGTTGACTAAGTTCTGTTGCCATGCTTCGGATGTACTTGCTAATACATCTGCAGATATCTTGTTAGTCAATTCGTCCCAACTGGTATTATCGGTATTGATTAATTTCTTAACTATTAAGTTATCAACTACCAAATCTCCAGATACTACCGCTGCACGATTAACATACAATTCGTTGGTGACTAAATCATTCTCTGCAATAACAGAATTGTCTTGAATAGTAAGTTGTGTAGTGGTAGCATTATCGACTATACCGTTAGTGGCAAAATCTTTCTTAAGACGATCTTGCCAACGTTCAATACCCTGATCAATTTGTTGTACAAGTAGAGCATTTAGATCAATTGAATTTAATTGTCGTAATAGTTGATCGACCATTGATTGGTTAACTATAGTTTCTATTTTAGCGATCCAATTTGGGTCAACTATTAGATTATTAATAGCAGATTCAACTAACTGTTGAACTCCTTTGTCAATGGATTGAGTAACTTTTGTTTGATCAATGTAAGTATCAAGACCGGGTACTGCTCCTTGTGCAAATAACTGTTCAACACTGGTCTTAACTGTATCGATTAAATCTGGTACAGTAGAAATATTAGAAAATCTACCTACTATACGAGCTTGTGTATATTCTGTTATATTCTTCTCAAGTTGTTTGATCCAACTTTCATCGGCCATTAATGTTTGCACCTGCTGATTAACGGCTGATTGTATTTGTTTTTTAATTAATTCTTCCATTGATTGAATATCAATCATTACTTCTCCATGTGTCAAGTGTAACGCAATGGAATCCGCCACCTAATGTACGACTATGTCTAAGCTCATGCGGTATAACTGTAAAACTCCATTGTTCGAGTTTTTGGATCAATTGTGTTTGTTGTCTATCTACAATAACAGTATGCGGATCTATTACCAGCATATTTAATGCTATCCATTGACTTGCATATGGATATCTATGAAAGTCTTGGGCTATGACTCGATCGACATAAATCTTATCCCACTTTTCAAATACCTTAGGACAGTTATCTCTGTTGACTCTTGTGCCATTTAATAATACCAAGCCTTCGCGTAAAGGTACTACAGTTGAATCAATATGTACACCGTTATAAAAACTACAAGTCTCTACAGTCCAGTCTGGTAATTGTTCAGATAACCAATCTGCTGCTGCTTGATTTCCGCTGGCGCTGACCAAGTATAATAGTGTATCATTTAGTCTACATACATTAGCTGCATCTAATATAAATTCAGATTCTCTGGGCATAGTAAGAATCTTATTACCTGCCATAACTGCCTGCAATGCTTCTGTTTCCATGTTACGACAAGGATAATGCATATTGCAATCAACAATAGTATCACCAGCGATCAATAAACGATCACGAGGACAATAATTGTATAATCCATCAAGTGCGACAAAATCCATATCTGTAGGACGATGTACTACTACTCCTGCTCGTTGTAATATATTACATAATCCTTCGAGATCTTCATTGGTTTCATCTATTATCCATTGTGGAACCGGGCCGCTGGGTAACGGACTATCTTTCCATCTTGTAGTTAATTGTTCGGCTCTGAATATTGTATCATTTACGGGCCAATTGGCATTAGTAGCAGTACCTACTACTATTTCTTTTAAACGATCCCATTCATTATAGGATGATATCTTCATTAACAGTACCTGTAATTTGTAATGTATATCTTGGATCAAGTCCAAGATTAGCTGCCATATGCGGAGTATCGTAAACCCATTCTACCACTGTTCCAGCGGTCCAATTAGTAATACCTTGTCCAGCTATTTCTAAGTAGTGTCCTGATTTCCAATCTTCAAGGAATATAACAGCACGTCTGATAGTATATTCCTGACCTTGGAGATTAAACAGTTCGATGTACTTTTTATATAGGTCACTATGCAATGGAAGTATAGTACCGGTTGTCATACGATAATAACTGGTACCTATATTATTCCATCCTCGTGCAGTAAACCATCCCAAAAAAGCATCATTCCAAGTTGGCTGTGGATTACGCATGTCACACATATCACCGGTAAACTTATTAGCATAGCCGTTTGCTAACCAATAGTTTACCGATTTAGGATCATTGAATTCTTCTTGGAAATAATCTAAATTTTTAAACTCATCATCCCAAAAGACCGGCATACAGTATTGCCGGTATTCAAAATCAAGAAGTTTGTCGTGTATTGCCATAGTGTATGACCTCGCATCCAGGAACATCGCCTAACTTGCGCCACGGGTCTACTATAACAGATCCTGGTTTAATTTCAAAGTAGAAAACATCTTCTTTATTTTCGCCGGTATATCCGTATGTAACTGCACGATTATGTGCCATTAGTATAACTGCCGGTACATTAACGTCTTCGACTACACTAACACGATCATCTGCCAATGGATCAACATAATGTAAAGATACGTTGTGCTCTTTAATATAGTGTCCAATTAGAGTTGAGTAGCTGCCGATGCAGTAAGGAACATCTGGTTTATATGCTTTGCCGTGAATAACAATTGGTAAACGTTTATCTTTAGCAATTTCTACAAGATAGTCTGCTAAATTCTTAGCCTGTACTTCACGTGCATGCATGATAGTATCAAACAGATCATAGCCGATATTGTATTCTTCTGCTAACCAGCGTAATGCAATATTGTCACGTGGATGACAGGCACCTGCATCGCCCATACCGGCTGTCATGTACTTAGGTCCCATGATACGCATAGTTGATTGTGCTAATGCATCAGTTACTACATCTACATTGATGTTACCAATTTTCATAGCAAAGTCTTGAATCATGTTAACAAGACCTACTTTGGCCGAAATAAATGTGTTATAGAAAATCTTAACAGCTTCACATTCGTCCCAGGTGCCTACAATATAACGAGGATTGTTTTGCATGATTTGATTGTAAATGTCTACTAATTCTTTAGCCAGACCATTCCAATTTCCATCTTCGGTACCGATCATAACCATTTCAGGATTAACCATGTCCCACTTAACTGAGCCCATAGCAATCAAGTAAGGATTGTAAAGGAACTGATGTTTTGAATCCAATGTAGTAATAAACTTCTTACGTGTAGTACCGGGCAATACAGTTGAAATCAATACAACTTTTTTAGGGCTGGTTGCATACTTGTTTACTGTGGCAATAGCGTCTAATACTGCATCGTGTCCAAAGTCCTTAGGAGTCATATGGCTGCTTGGCACAGATCCATCGTATCCTGCTTCATGCGGAGTAGGCACTGCAATAAAAATCCAATCACTTTCGTTAATTGTTTCTTCCGGAGTACAAACTTTTACCGAGTCACTCTCACGTGGGTAAATATCATACCCGCGCACAGTAAACTTTTCAGCAAATACTTCGGCGCAATCAAGTCCCAGTTTTCCTAAACCAATAAATCCAATATTCATAAAATCCTCATAAAATGTCAGTTCCTACACATAATTTATACGACTTTGTACACCTGGTAACAAAAAAGAAGTTCATGCTATCTTATTTTTTAAAATGGGGTAG